GATTCTTTAAAAATGGAGGAAACAGAGGATGAAGAAGAATGATGAGGTAAATCACCCACAACATTACACTTCAGGAAAGATAGAAGCGTTAGAGATAATAGAAGATGTTACTCAAGACCTTGAAGGTCTAGAAGCATTTTCAATGGGCAGTGCATTAAAGTATTTAATTAGGTTCAACAAGAAAAAAGACCCTATACAAGACTTAGAAAAAGCGGTTTTTTACATAAATCGTATAATAAGTCTAAGATTGCATGAGATTGAGAAACTTTACAGTGAGGATAAATCATGATTGCTTTAATTGACGCTGACATAATTGTCTATTGGGCATCTAACCATTGTCAAACCAACTATTATGATGTAGTTGATAAAGACAATGAGAGTATCAAAGAGTACGACAGCAAACGTCATGCTTTAGATGGTCTGGAGGATATAAATGCATTGTGGCAGACACAAGCGATTGAGGGTGAAGAGTCACCTTACAGGGTAATACAAGGTAAGATAGTTCTTGAGCCTTGGGCAGAATGTGTTGAGTTTATAAATGATTTTATAGACAGTGTTGTTAATAAGTCAAAGTCGACTGAGTATGAATTGCATTTGTCAGGACATACTAATTTCAGAAAAGAGATTGCAGTGACAAAACCTTACAAAGGTAATAGAAAAGGTGAGAAGCCTTTCTATTATCAAAAAGTGAGAGACTATTTAACAGAAGTCATGGGTGCAAAGGTGTCTGTTGACGAGGAAGCTGATGATACTTTAGGCATTGCTCAATCAAAAGATATTGACAACACTATTATTTGTACTATAGATAAAGATTTGTGGATTGTCCCCGGTGCAAAGTATGATTTTAAAAGAGAAGAGTTAAGCTACGTTACCGAATATGATGGTATAAGACATTTCCAATACCAAATGTTAGCAGGTGACCAAGTTGACAATATACAGGGTGTTCCTAAGATTGGTCCTGTAAAAGCTAAGAAGATATTATCAGATAATGAAGATATTGATGATGCTTGGAATATTATTAGAGATTTGTATAGGAGTTCCTATGATTACAATTCTGATGATGTAATGTTAGAGATGGGTAGACTACTTTGGATGAGACGTAAAGTCGGACAAATGTGGGAACTACCTTTGTTTACAAATAAGCTAGAGAAGGAGGAAATAAATGGCTAATTTAGTAGAAGATGTGGAGTTGAACTGGTGTTTTCTAGACCCTGATAACCCACAAGAAAACTTTGAGAAACTTCAATGGTCTGTTACAGCTTATGTTGATAAGAAAGTAGCAGAGAAGTTTAAAAAGAATGGTCTTATTAGATCTTTGCGACCTGTAGAGGATGCAGATGGTAATGAGACTGGGCAATACAAAGTAACTTTTAAACAAAATGCAAAGACTTCAGCAGGCAAGGATTTATCGCCTCCCGGTGTTTTTACTAAGACAGACACAGGAACTATTAAACCCTTAACTGGTGTTATTATCGGTAACGGTTCTACTGGTACTGTATCATTTGACACCTATGACTGGGACTATAAAGGTCAAAAGGGCAAGTCTATGAGTTTAAAAAATGTGCTTGTTACTAATCTAATACCTTACGAAAAGTCAGACCCTGCAGGTTCAGAGTTTGGTTCTTTAGATTCAGGTTCGGAGTTTAATAAACCTAAGAAAGAAGATATGGATTTAAACTTCGAAGATAGTGACGATTACTAATTAACAGTAGTGTCTACAGATACTCTTCTATGAGGGGTATCGATAGACATTATTTTCACAATCAAAGGTCTTTATTGACCTTTATTTTTCTATGGAGGAAAAATGAAAAATACAGAAAATAATCAAGAGGGTGTTTTTGTAAGGCACGAGTCTTGTGAAGCTTGTGGTTCTAGAGACAATAAAGCTGTTTACGACAACGGTGATAAGATGACTTACTATTGCTTTGGCTGTGAAGATACAGGCATATACAATGACGATAATTCTGTTGTTGAGAAGACACCAAAAGAGTTTAAGAACATTGTAGAGTCTATTGATGATATAAAAGGTTATCCAGTACGAGGTTTTCGTGAACGTAAGATAACAAAGGATATTGCAGAACTCTACGGTGTTAAAGTAGGTTACTCTGAAGAAGACGGTAAGACTATTAAATACCATTATTACCCTATAACCAACAAAGGTAAGGTAGTAGGTTATGAGCGTAGAGATTTAGACGCTAAAAGGTTTCTAGCGATAGGATCCGTTAAGAACAAGAATGAGTTCTTTGGACAGTCTAAATTTGCCCCCGGCTCTTGCAAAAGAATTGTTGTTACAGAGGGCGCACTTGATGCAATGTCTATTCAACAGGTTTGGAAAGATAAGAAACAAGAGTGGGCAGTTGTATCAGTTATCAATGGAGCCCAAGGTGCATACAAACAAGTTGTTTCTAACTTGGATTACCTTAACTCTTTTGAAGAGGTTGTGTTTTTATTTGACCACGATGAAGCAGGAAGAGATGGTGCAAAAGCTTGTGCTAGGTTAGTCAGAACTGGTAAGGCTAAGATTGGTGCTTTAGGTAGATACGGTAAAGATGCTTCTGATTACTTAGTTGCAGATAAGACTTACGAACTAGAGAAAGCAATATGGAATGCTGAGATGTATTCTCCTGCAGGGATTGTGAATTCTGCTGACACTTGGGATTTGTTTAATGAGGACAGAAGAGAAGACTCTGTGCCTTACCCCGATTGTTTTGCCAATGTCAATAAGATGACATACGGTAGGAGGACTGGCGAGTTAACTATATTTACTGCAGGAACAGGGTCTGGTAAGTCAACTTTTGTTAAAGAGGATATTTATCATCTTATTATGACAACAGACTACCAAATTGGCGTAGTGTCCCTTGAGGAGTCCATACGGGAGACTTTAGATGGAATCATTGGGGTACACCTCAACAAGAGAATAAACCTACCAGACGTAGAATTTGACCGCTCAGGAGCAGAAGGCTCTAAAGCATGGGAGGATGTTGCAGGTTCAGGTCGTCTTTTATTATTAGACCATCAGGGTTCTGTAAGTGACTCATCTCTTATGGATAAGATAGAATTTATGGCGGCATCTGGTTGTAAGTTTATATTTCTAGACCACATAACTATAGCAGTTAGTGAGGTTGATGGTAATGTAAACGAAGCTATGGACAAAGCCATGTCAGATCTATTGAAGTTGTGTAAGAAGCACGATGTTTGGATTGGAGTGGTCTCACATTTGAGGAAAACCAGTGGTGGTAGTAAGACTTTTGAAGAAGGTGCATCTATAACTGAGGACTCATTGAAAGGGTCAGGAAGTTTAAAACAGATAGCATTTCAAATTATCGGTTTTTCTAGAAATAAATACTCGGAGGACGAGGGTGAACGGCAGAGGGTTGGAATATCAGTGCTAAAGAACAGGTTTACAGGACATACAGGTCCAGCAGGTTCTGCAAGATATGATAACATTACAGGTCGTTTACATAGTACACCTTCTGAGTTTCAATAATTCACTGTGGAGGAGAGTTATGAGTACTGAAAGAAAATTTTATACATTAGATGATGGCAGGGTCTTGACGATAGATGAGATAATGGCATTAACTGGTGTTAGTAAGAAGACAACATGGGTTAGGTTACAAAAGACCAGAGACTATGAAGAGTTGGCAAAACCCACTGTATTCATGCAAAAAGAAAGAGGTCATAAGAATTACTTTGAAGACACTTACAAGGACTTAACAACCGAGCAGTTTAAACTTTTGTTTGGAAAATGGTCATGAAGAAGTTGGTTTTTGATGTAGAGTCTAACGGTTTTGTTAATGATGCTACAACTGTTTGGTGTATATCTACTTATGACATAATTACTAAAGAGACTATTACTTTCTCAGACAATAGTGATGAATGCCCTTCTGTAAAGGAGGGTCTTGATTTTCTAGCTAATGCTGATGAACTAATAGGTCACAACATAATTATGTACGACATACCTCTGCTACAAAAACTCTTTAAATTTAAGACAAAGGCTAGACTTATAGATACTTTTCTTATGAGTCAGTTGTTGAACTTCAACAGAACTTTAGGAAGATACAAAGGCAGACATGGTCTTGAGATGTGGGGAGAACATTTTGGTGTTTTAAAACCATCACAAGGTCAATGGCTGATGTTTGAAAAGTCAATGCTAAACAGATGTGAGCAAGATGTACTTATTAATGTAAGGGTGTTTCACTCACTGTTGAGAGAGTTTAAGGAGTCTGGTGTACCAAAAGAGGTATTAAATCGTGAGTTCAAGATAGCTAAGATAAGT